CAACTCATTTCCATAGAAAATATTATCGCCAAGAATAAGAGTAACATCATCTTTGCCAATCCATTTTTCAGCAATGCGGAAACACTCTGCAATTCCTCTTGGTTCTAGTTGAGTTGCATATGAGATATTCAATCCCCATTGCGAGCCATCACCGATTAGATTCTCAAATGGTGCGCGATCGGTAGGAGAAGTGATAATCATGATCTCACGAATGCCAGCAAGCATCAATGTTGAGATTGGATAATAGACCAATGGCTTATCATACACAGGCAGCAATTGTTTTGAAATCACTTTTGTGCATGGATAAAGTCTTGTTCCCAATCCACCTGATAAAATAATTCCCTTACGCATTATAATACTCCAATGTTTTTTCTAGACCTTCAGCAAGTTTAGTCTTTGCTGACCAACCTAGTTCTTTATAAATCTTACTCGCATCCATGGCATATCTAAAATCATGACCCTTACGATCATTCACAAAATTAATCCATGATTGATACATATGCACTGGCTTACCCATAACATCAAGAATCAAAGTGACCATATCGAGATTGGTCATCTCAACACCACCACCGATATTGTAACGCTCACCTGATTTCCAGTTTTCTTTGATTGCGAGTAAAGCCTCACAGTGATCTTCAACATACAACCAATCACGAATATTCATTCCATTTCCATAAACAGGAACTGGTGTATTATTTTGAATATGGCGAATAATTGTTGGAATAAATTTCTCGTGATGCTGGCGAGGACCATAGTTATTAGAGCAGTTAGTTACAATTGCATCAATATTATGCGTATTGACATATGCGCGAACAAGATGATCGCTGGCTGCTTTGGTTGCAGAATATGGATTGCGAGGATTGTATGGAGTGTTCTCAGTGAACGGAGGATCTTCGTGAGTTAGACTTCCGTAGACTTCATCAGTAGAAACGTGAACTAATTTCCCGCCGTGTTTGCGAATACACTTGAGAACGTTGTGGGTTCCAGTAATATTTGTATCCACGAAAATATCGTCGCCGCGAATGGAATTATCCACATGAGATTCAGCAGCGAAATGAAAAGTAAGATTTGGTTGGTAATCATGATACAAACTCTCCAGATGTCCAAAATTGCGAATGTCGCAATGTTTGCGTTGAAGGTGGTAGTCACCCCAATACCCATCTAGATTTTGTTCATTCGCTGCATATGAAAGATTGTCAATGATGACAATTTTCTCATCAGGATATTTTTTCAGGTGAGAGATTACAAAATTAGAACCAATAAATCCCAAACCACCAGTCACAAATACAGTCATAAAACCTCAATTATAATTCAACTTCCTCATAAATTGCAGGATTTGATTTACCATAATTTCTCATGATGACACCAGCTTTACTGTTTGCTTCGTTCTCAAACTCGCTTCCTGTCTCACCTGCATAACTGGTCAATATTCCATCTTCATTTTGTTTATGGTGAACCAATTCATGACCTAAAGTTCTCAAAACGTCGGCAAGATGTCGACCAGCAACGTTTAAATGAATAGTTCTTTCAGAAGGAGAGTACCCACCAAAACTGGTATTCTCGCGAGCCATGCCGCGATCGTTGATCAAAACGAGTCTTGGGAGTTCAGCAATACCCAAATTATTTTTGCAGTAACCCATGAAGTCCTGAATACTGCTATGGGTTTCTTGTTCCTTCAGGTATTCTCTGAATTTTTTCATTAGATTTATAAACCTTTTTTAGAAATCTTTTCCAAACTTTAGGATCTTGTCTGCGGAAATGCAGACGATACATAAAGATGGCTTCACATTCTTTCCAGCCAATCTTATGCGCTTTCCTCAGTTTATTTATATCTAATTTCTCCGCTTGAGTTTCGTATGCATGAGCATCCAGTTCATCAGGATTCCCATAATACATCGCTTTCATTTTGTTTTGTTTCGGCTTCGGCTTATATTCTTTCTGTAAAAGCAATGGACGTTGTTTCTGCTGATGTTTGTGTCGATACTCGTGATGAATTGCTCTAATGATCTTTACAGCAAGATTATGAGCGCCCTTTTCTGTAATGGTTACTTTCTTAGAATCCTCGGGAAAGTTTAAACAGATATAGATGTGCTCTGGAACTATATCCGAAATTCGTAAGCAATAATGACCATTTACGATCACATTATGATCAGGGTAATATTCGCCCTCAAATCTTTCTGATGAAAAGCAAACAATATATGGCTTGAATGCTTTATTCAGTTGACGAATGATAGAAGGAATATGCTTCTCTCCGACCCATTTTTCGGCGAGAGCATAGACCTTCTTTTCGATCTTCTTGAGTTGCATTACACCTTCAGATTCTTAAACTTATCGGTGCTTCGACCACGATCAAAGACAGGCTTTGATTCGTTTTCTTTCATCACAGCATCTTGGGCTTTCTGCTCAAGATCATAAAGTTTCATCTTTGCGCGATCAATACCAACCGTGAATCTCTTATGAAGATTCGGATCATTATAACGATTCTTCAACTGCTTCACGAGAATCTGATTTAACTGTTGCAGCTCTTCAGTACTAACAAGAGCGAACATGAAGTCAGCGGTTGCTGGCAAACCAAATGATTCTGAAGTATCTTCTAGTCCAGGATCCGAGTTGCTAAAGCCAGATCGAGTCGTCTGAGTAGCCGAAACGATCGGTACATTATTCTCCACCGCCAAGCCACGAAGTTCCTCAGCAATTGCTTTGATATAGGTATATGAGTTGACATTCGCACCTGCCTTGATTCGAGCCGACGCACAAATATTTAGATAGTCAACAAAAATAATATCTGGACGGAAGTTCTTTTTCAGAGCCAGATCGTTAATCAATGCACGGAAGTGAGCAGGATTCGCAGACGCAGTTGGATATTCCTTGATGATCAACTTGCCCTTGACAGAAGTCTTGAGTTTACCCATGCGCTTCTCATACATGTCTTTCGGCATGTTCATGAGATCGTCAAGAGAGACGTTGAGAAGATTCGCATCAATACGTTCAGCGATTTTCTCTTCAGCCATTTCTAGAGTAATGTATAGAACATTGTAGTTCTGAACCAAACAACTAGCAGCCACATGGCACATAAACAGAGACTTGCCGACGCCAGTACCTGCAAGAGCAATGTTAAGGGTCTTTTGCGGCAATCCTCCTTTAGTGATCTTGTTGAAATACTCAAGATCGAAGGGGATTCTTTTCTCGATGCGATGATAGAAATCATACCGATCAGCGTAATTATCCAAAAAGTCGTGACCAATATGAGGATCGAAACTAACCCCCAGAGCATCAGACAAAAGAGTAGGAATGCTTCCTTTGCCCCTCGCTGTATCTTTGCCATCGAGTATCTGAATGCTGTCCATGATAGCATTATAGACTGCTTTTTCTTGACAAAACTTTTCTGTAGTGTCAAGAAGCCACTCGAGTTTTTGTTCTGATTTGTCACTTGATATTTCCTTGAGGAGTTCCAGTGACTTATTTAACTCAACTTCAGTGAGTTTGGTAGATTCTTTAAGGCTGATCTCCACCGCTGCTGTCGGCGGCAGACTGTTGTACTTCAGAACGAATTCTTTGATTTCTTCGAACAGTTTTCTTTCGTGGCTTTCGCTCAGATACTCTTTCTTCAAGAATGGTAGAGTCTTCCTCATGAAAGACTCGTTCCGCATCAGATTCGACAAGATCAGTGTTTCTGTTTTCATTGCCTTCCTTCATCGCATTGTCAATAGCACTCAGAAGTATACTACGCATCACGTTAGAAGTAAATCGATCAAATGATTTGCTCTTTACATTTGCATTGTTTACATTCGAGATAACATCATAATCAAACGTCATCAAACCATTATCGCCAACTTTCACATCAGTGAACTCAACGATCACGCCATCATATTTTCCCAAGAATTTGACAGCAAAACTTCCAGGTGGACCATTGAGGTCCACGAAGAAAGTATATTGCTTTTCAATTTTGTAGAATTGTTTGACGTACCAAAATTGTAGTTTAGCGATTAGATTCTCAATCATCTTCCGACTCTTCTAACTCATCAGATAGATTACCAGCGACTGCTGAACTGAATTGATAGTTGTTGCGCACCCAATCTTTGAATGTGTCATCTGAGAGAATACTATCCCAAAATTCAGGTGATTCAGTATCAGCCATTCGCCACTTCTTGTTTTCAATCTCACCAGTTGTGCGATTGACTTTAGCATACCAACCAACGTTTGGCTTTACGACATGACCAGACTCAAGAGCCATATCAAGAAGCCCACTGTACTTGCTAATGCCGCCATCAAAACGAACAGTGACAGGAATACGAGCCTTCTCACGTACATAGCGAGACTTTTCGACGTTGATAATGAAATTATAGCCAATAAGATCCTGTCCATCTTTTTCCTGCTGTCGTCCAAGAATGTATATATTATCAGCAGAATAATAGGAACCTGTTCCGCCACCGACAATATCCTTGGGATACAGACCTATTTCCTTATAGGTATGATTTACTACAACCATAGGAATGTCCTTTAGGGTGAGGTGTGGTGTCACCATACGGAACAGGGATTTTATTTGCTTTGCGCGGCTCATGTCAGCGACTGACTTACCATCCAACGCATCCTCAACTTCTTTCTTCGAAGCCAAGTTACCAATTGAGTCAATGACGATCATCACACGCTCGCCACGCTCAATCTGAGTCAACTGTTGCATAATGTCAAACTTTAATTGCTCAACGTCCGTGATTGGAGTATGAACAACGCGATCGGTATCAATACCAAACGAAGTGAAATAGTTTTGTGGAGTACCAAACTCTGAGTCATAGAATAGAACAACAGAATCAGGATACTTGTCTTGATATGCTTTTGCCATCAAGAGACTGAATGCAGTCTTGAAGTGCTTCGACGGACCAGCCCACATTGTAAGACCAGGAGTAAAACCACCGTCAAGATCGCCAGAGAAAGCGACATTGACAACTGGAATTGTCGTTTGAATCATATCCTTTGCAGCAAAGAATTTAGATTTGGTAAGAATAGCAGTATCTTTAATAGTGGTATTCTTTTTTAATTTTTCGAGTAGACTCATTGGTATGTCTCCGTTTTGGGATATTTGTATTATAAACTATTTCAATTGAAAAAGCAATCCAGAGATTCAACCTTTTCAGATTGCCAATTGATAGAAGAAAGAATAATATCGAGTGGTTCGAGGAATGATTTCTCAAACTGCAAATCATAATCGATATATTGCTCAGCATCCAACTGCTTGGGAATACCAGACAAGAATGCAAGAGTGTTATTATTGTAGATGTTTGGTTGCTTCAAATAGATGAACTTAATCTTCTCGCCTTCTTGAATTTCTTGGTAACGTTTGTTGAGTTTCAT